TTTCTTATGTAGCTTCTCAACATCCTTCCAGTTCTCAATCTTATCTGGTTGGCTCATTAACGCTTTGTATTTCTTTGCTGAAGTTTCATCTACCACTCTGTAAACGTGGAATGGAGCAAGTTTTGCTTTGTCCGCAATTAATTTAACGATAGAATAAACTATATCATTTGCTGAATAACCATCATTAACGAAACTAATGTTATCGCCACCCTGCCAAGTTATTATCCCTTGTTGTATCGCAACTTGTCCGTTAAAAGGAATTTGAGGTAGTACAGTAGATAGTTTTTGTCTTTTACCAAAAAAGTCAAGTAATCCCATTATATATGAATTTTAACAAAGTTAGACAATTTATCCTAAAATACCGACACCTCAAATTTTAGCTTGGTTAAGTGTGTAAACACGGCATATCTACAAGCATCCATCAAGTCATCATTTGCCTTTACAGGTTCTTCTATTACATTATCGTTTTTATCCTTTTTCCATTTGTAAGACATAAACTCCCTTCTTAGGTTTTTGCTATTGTAGTGCAAGTTTATAGGATAAGACTTCATCTTTACAATACCTGCCCATACATCCTTTTGTGCTGGTTTAATGTTAAACCCTTGTCTGTATAATTCCTCAATAGACTTAGGCTCGGCAGCATCCGCATAGATAGTTGCTCTTTCAGGTAGCTTCTCTTTAATCAATCTTGATAGATCACTTAAAGTCAGTCCGCTTTGATAAACTATTTCCTCAAAGTAGTTCTGTCCTTCGTGATGAGTAACCTTTATAAGTGCAGCTGGGTGGACGTAACCAAAGTCCAATCCATAAAAGACATCGCCATCAGGCGCTTCATCATATTGTTTCCATTGAGTATATATAATTTCCTTTGCTGATCCTCGTTCTCCTAATCCGTACACTTTCCACATAAAGTCATCAGGCAAATCTTTGTATTGCTCAATGTTTCTTATTTGGCTATCGCTTAAGTTAGTTATGTTATTTAGGTAGGTAGAATGTATGCGCTTATTCTTAGGGTTATCAGCTACTTCATAAACCCAAGAAATAAAGTCAGCAGGATTCCAGTCTAAGAATGATTGTCCTGTTGTTCTTATCAATAGCTGGTCAAATAAAGCCTTACTAATTAGGTTTGCCTCGTTTACGAATAGTATATCCCTTGCTGGTCCTTTTGCTTTGTCAGGGTCTTCTAATCCAAATAACTCAATATATGACCCGTTCTTAAACGTATAAATAAAATCAGTATATCGGAAATCCTTTTCATCCCATATATTCCATTGCTCAAGTATATTTTTAAAATCCCTGTAAACTCCACGCTTGATATGTGGGAGTGAGTGCGATACCATTGAAATCCTTATGTTTGGATTGCTTATTGCTATGTGGATTAACAACTGAACAACCGAATAGCTTTTACTTGATCTTGAGCCACCCTCATTGCATATTATAGGATAACCTTCCTCGTATGCCTTTTTGTTGGCATAGAAGACAGGTGTAGCCTTAATCTTTAATTGGTTGACAATCTGCATCTGGTTCTATTGTGATTTGCACATTACCCTTTATGTCAGCGGTGATGTCGGTTGTTTGTTTAGGTCTGCCTTCTAATCTATCCAAAAGGATTTCATAAGCCTTTAAATCGCCCTTTCTCGCCTTAGCTATGATCTGCATATCTAATTGCTCCGCTATTGTAAACTCCTCATCTTCGCCTGTTACTGGGTTGCGTACCTTAGTAACCAACTCCAATAAACGCAAAAGTCTTGTCTTGCTATTAGGCACACCCTTACCCCTTCCGTTTGGATTTCTTACCTCTCCCTTTTGTGCTGGTATTAAATTATGTTCGTTTGCCATATTTTCTTAATATTCTCTAATTATTACAAAGATATGCCACAATTAGGGCAAACCTTTCCTTTTTTGGTATTGTCTATTGATTTTGGTTCATCATTACTTGGAACAAGGAAGTCAACATTAACACCCCATTCGCTTAAATCTTCTAATTGCCAATTATCATTTGCTAACATATCCATATCCCACATTCCATAGTGAGTATTATCTATGACCAATAACTTTTGCTTTTCTCTTTCGCTTAAGTTAGGCATTTTAATTACAGGAATATCTTGGATGCCTAATTCTAAACAAGCACGATACCTTTGGTTACCTCCTAAGATTAGATTGTTCTCATCTATAATTAAGGGCTTTGCTTCTAATAGCTTTGGGCTTTCTTGAATAGACTTAACCAGCTTTTTAAACTTGTCATCCTTGATAATTCTTGGATTGTTTGGATTAGGTTTGATTTCGTTGATGTTCATTATCGGTTTTTTGTTGGTGTTCGTATTGAAATAATACTATCTACTTTTTTCTCTAAATTGTCATAGCCAACCCATTTGCCACACTTAGTACATTCAAATTGAGTTTCTTTTATCTTACCAAACCATACATAGCCCTCAGTAATTGTACCACATTTACACGTGTAAAGTTTCTTTCCGTATGTATCTTTCATTATCTGCCTTGTTGTTTATAAGGTTTAACTGGCTTATCCTTTGGACCAGATGTCTTTTTGTATTTACCTGTCTTTCTTTTACCAAATGTTACCTTGTTTCCGTTACTAACTTTCGCCATATTTATTTATTAAGTCTGCTAAATAATCAAATGCCTGTTCTTGTGTTTCGCCAAATACATAGTGGGTACATCCGTCAATAACAAAAGAATAGCAAGAATAACCAGCTATTTGCTCCTCTTTGCACGTTGCGTATATGTTATGTGTATCTATCAATTAATTCTATTAATTCAGTTCTTTGCCATTTTTTTACCCTATTGTTAACCGCCTCAAACTCCAACTCTTTCACCGCCTTTTCACCTATCCTTTCTACAAGTCCTATTCGGTACATTGCTTGGTTGCCGTGTTTATACATATTGCACGCAGCACATTGTAAATGAATATTCCATTCGTTAAACCTTAAAGCACTAAACCCTTTAACCGCAAAATAATGCCCAGCTTGATTACCATTGTAGCTGCCGCAACTTATACAAGGTAACCCTTCATCTCTTTTCCTTATATACGCATTAACTACCTTTTGGGTCTTTTCTAACAACTTGGGTAAAGGTATCAATGGCATAAAGCAAAATTAAAACAATTTTTGTTGCATTTGGTGTTTTTTTAACCTATCTAATGCTTTTTGGTAATATTCTTTATCTAACTCACAAGCAGTTAAATCAAATCCGTAATCGTGGCAAGCTAATGCAATACTTCCAGAACCTAAATGTGTATCTAATATTTTATCTCGCTGATTTGCATAATTTTCTAAAATCCATTTATAAAGTGCTATTGGCTTTTGCGTTGGATGTATTCTTTGTTCTGGTTTTTGTTTTTGAAATCCATTCCAAAGCCATTCAAATTTTCTTAAACCTCTATTAAAACTTGTATATGCTAATTCTCCATCACTAAAATCACTATTCCCATTTTTTTTATCCCAAAATATCCAGCCCATACTTGGATGTATTATTTTATCTATAAAGTAATTACCTCCCCAAATTATTTGATTTTTACTAACTCTTTTTAATTCAATAAAATATTCAATACTTGGGCTTTGATTGTCCCAATTTTTTAAATTGTGAACTTTTTTTGTTGGGTTTGCCCATTTATTTGATTTTGTATTATCTCTCTTTTTCATACTTTCTCCAATACCATAAGGAGGGTCAACAATAGCTAATTCAAAGTATTTATCTGGATAACGTGCCATTAGCTGCATATTATCTTCATTTGTTAGTTCAATATTTGGCATAGTTATTTTTTTAGTCGCACAACACATAATCTTTCATTATGCTTGTAGCGTTTCTTGTTTATTGGGTTCATATAAATCATAATCGTTTTATAGTCAGTACCTAAAAACCTTATTGCCTTTGCTATTGATCTAAACCATATCTCCTCTTTTGTATCTAAATAAATCAATTTTACTTCAATGTTGTTGTCTATTCCTGTCATTAATCAATCGTTTTAATTCAAAGTATAAATGTGCCGTTAAATAAATAATACAAGCAAGTGGAACACTAATGAGCGTAAACTTTAGTAGTTCGTAAATAAATGTTAATTGTTTCATAAGTTTAAAAAGCCACCCCAAGTTTCACTAATTACTATCAGGTTATTAATATTTTAAATGGGGTAGCTATAATTGGTTTTGTAAATATAAGTACAAAGAATATCTTTTGCACTCATTTTTGATTAAAGTTTCATCCATTAATCTTTCTAGTTCTTTCTCAGTTTTAGCGTTGACCTTGTAGTAAGCAATAACCTTAGCTTTTATCTTTTCGGCTACTTCCTTAGATAGATTAGTAGTGTTTAAATCTTTTCGTTTCCATAGTATATCAAAAGCCATCGTATTGAGTAGCTTCCAGTCCTTTTTTGCCGAATTCTCCCAATTTTGGTACAATGCCTCAAT